TCCTCATCAGTGCTTCGTGCAACCGCCAGCAGCGAGTCGCGGAGGTCGGCGACACATGCTTCCAACAAGTCGAGGCGGGCGAAAGCCTCTTTGAGCCTCCGCGCCGTGTGCGAGGAGGAAGAGGGCGCAGCGCGGATCCTCGGCTCGCGTGGGGGCGAGACAGGTTCGGGGATCGCCTCTGCCACTTCTGGAAGATCCTCCTCATCTTCCTCCTCGTCCTCGTCTTCCTCGTCTTCCTCGTCCTCCGCGTCTTCCTCCTCGGCGTCGTCTTCGTCTTCGTCCCGCTCAAAAGCAGATCTCAGCTCCGAGTACGACGGCGAGATGGCACCTGTCGTCATCTCGGAGAGGGCTCGGATCTTCGCTTCGACGTCTTCGTCCACCGGGATGACGGCTTCGTCCGGAGAGAGCGATGGAGTTGGCACAGGGGGTGGCGCAAGGTCGGGCAGGAGCGGGAGCGTGGTGGTGCCTGCGTCCTGCTTGGGGGCTACCGGCAGAGTGACGGGGGGACCGGGCCGAAACACCGCCCCCAGCGCACCAAGTTCCGCCATCACGCTGTTCAGGCGACCGATCATAGTTTGCTCCTCCCGCACTCATCGCGTGAGGCGCACATAAAGTCAACACACCCAAAGAAAAGCGACCCCGTGAGGGGCCGTTTTGCAGCAGACGCCGACCTCGCTCAGAGGACGCCAGCGGCTTTGAAACGAGCGTACTTCCGGGCGAGCCGGGTCTCCGGGGTCGAGTCAGCGTAGAGGAGCCGAACAGCGTCGCGCATCACTGGTCCGGACATCCTACAAGCGTAGGCCACCCCGACGGACCCGTCCTGTCGAGTGTAGGGAGGGGTCTCGCTGATCTTGTGGTGGGCACGACAAACGTCGCGAACAACCCAAGTCAGGAAAGGCTGTGACCCAGAAGTGAACTGTAAGCAGTCTCCCGCGATGCTGACGTGGCCGTCTCCATCAAAGACGCCGCGAACAAACGACCAGACGAACTCCCACCCGAGGTGGGTCGGGGGTTGAATGGTCAAAGACTTCCTCGACGTGATGCGGAAGTTGTTCTTGAGCGCCTTCACCCACTGCGGACAAGTCACGTTCATCCAGACGTAAGGCTTTCCACAGCTGTCTCGCTCTTCGATGGGTTGTTCCAGCCGGGCGGCTTTCTTCAAGTTTTCCAGAAGAGCCCTGTCGTCGGGGTGCAGCCCGAAAGACACCGTGTCTTTTTCATCGTGAACACACCCATCAGCAGCGATGAAACCGGCCCAGTAGGCAGATGCGTGGTTGACCTCGTCAAAGAAGTCTCGGTCGAAGAACTTGTAGCGGTGCCCACGTCCTTTCGAGTCGAAGACTCCCATGCGCTTCAGGTGGCGACCGACGGCGCTCTGACTAACGCCGAGAGCATCCGCCACTGCGTAGGAAGTGAGCTGGTCTTCGACGAAGAGCTTGGCTGCCACGTCTACGTCGAAGGTTGGACGCTGGGACTCCGTTTGGGTCCGCATCGCAACACCGAAGCGTCTGAGGGTCTTGCTGATCGCCCCCTGAGAGACCTCGTATTTCGCAGCCAGAGCCGTCTGCATCGCGCCGGATGCATACTCCGCGAGCACAGACTGCTGCTCACTCTCCGACAGGTACTTTCGCTTCTTAGAGTGCGGCTTGCCTGCGATCCGACCCATAAAACACCTCGACCCGCCAACCGAGGGGCTGACGGGTCGATGGTACTTCAGAGTGCCCTAGAGTACTAGGGTATTTTCTAAAGGTTCGTCACACGCATTTGTCCATAATACTCGGGCCTGAGCAGCTTCTTCGCGTAGCGGGTACGCATCGCCTTGCGGAGCGAGAAGTCGTTCGGGTCGAGGAAGGTCTGGGTGACCTGCAGCGGGATGTACGGGGCCCAGACGTATCCGGCGTCGAGGAAGCTGCCGCCCTTGAGGCCGATCAGCATCTGGTCGCGCTGGAAGAAGGGGTCTTCGTAGACCATCCACTTGTTCTGCAAGGTGCCGACCTTGTAGATGCCGAACTGACCCTGCGAGGACAGGGGGCGGGGCATGTCCATCGGGCCGTATGGGGACTCAGCGCCTGAGACGTAGGCCGCGCGGAAGTCACCGTGCGTGGTGAGCTGCGCGAGCAAGGCGCTCACGTCGGGGCTCGTCACGATGAAGTTCGCGGGCGCACGCAGGGTCTTCTTGTGGATCTGGTTCGAGACGGTCGAGATGACCGTAAGCATCGAACGCAGGTGGTCGAGTTCGCTGATGCCAGCCGGGGGCACGCGGTCGAACGAGCCAGTCGTCGACGTCGAGTTCTGGAAGAGGTCGTCGATGATCTCGCGATCGATTTCGAGGGCCATTTCCTGAGCGACGGCGCTGACGATCTCGGTCTCGGCGTCGATGCCGTGGAAGGCGCGGAGGTCTTCAGCGGCTTCGCTGGACCACAGAGCCTTGAGGCGGCGAGGCTGAGCTTCGACCGGAGCCTTCTTCACGTCGAGCTTCATCGACGGGATCTTGGTGTTCAGTTCGCCGTCGTAGACGTAGAACGCCTTGATCTGGTTGCCCAGACCGCACGCGAGGGTGAACCGGAAGCCGGAGATGGCACCGTTCGCGTAGTTGAGGGCACCCGAGAGCACGTTGCCGGTGAAGCCACCAGCACCGTCATCGGTCGCCTGCTGGACAACGGCACCCGTGGCGACGTTGAACTCGCGGACGATGGTGGCGAAGCCATTCGAGGCGTTCAGCGGACGAACCGGGTTGAACGACAGGGTGGACGAGAGCGGAGCGCCAGCGCCGCCGAAGTCAGCGCCGTTGCCGGTGCCGAGGATCTCGCCGTCGATCTTCTCCGACGTGTAGTTGCGATCGAAGTCGCGCGGGAAGACCTGACCACGCTGGGTCGGGGCCTTGTTGGTGTCGTAGACGTAGTCGAGGAAGAACACGGCGCCGACCGAGGCCGTCATCGGCTGCACGGACACGATGTCGTGGGCGATGAGGTTCGGGAACACGCGACGGAGGACGGGGAAGATGAACTTCGTGAACGAGCCGACGTTCACGAGGCGAGTCTCTTCTTCGAGGCTCTGGAGATGCTGCGACTCGTTCTCCATCAGCACAGCAGTGACGCCGAGGACGTAGCGATCACGCTCCGTTCGGTCGGGCATGCCTTCCAGCAAGTCCTTCCACTTGCGAACAAGGGCACCGACGTAGGTTTTGTCGGCGATCGTGCGGGTCGAACCTTCGAGAACCATGTTGCGAGCTTCCATCACACTCTCCTTCGGGGGTTGAGCGGCTACACCGCCACTCTACAGATTGAACTCTAGCTGAACTTCAGCCTTTGATACCAGCCAAAGCGCGAACTCGATCGAGGCTGATTCCGAGACCCTGCCAGTTTTGGCCTTCGGCCATGGTCCGGCGGGTCCGGGGAGATTCGGTCTCTTCCGAGATTTCCGTGGGCGCGCGCTCGACGCCGCCGTTCATACGGCCACGGATGCGAGCACGAACCGACTGGAGGTCGTCCTCGTCACGCTCGACTTCGCGCTCGCTCTCCACGAGGGAGTCGACCGCTCGGCGAGAGGCCGGACGGGTGCTCTCCACGAGACCTCGGATCTTGGTCGCCTTCGGATGGTTGGCAAGGCGCTCCTCTGCGTAGAGGCGCGTCTCCAGTTCCTTCGAGGCACGCTTGGCTTCAGCGAGGTCGTCTTCCAACTCCAGGCGGAGGGCCTTCTCATTGGCCATCTTCTTTTCCATCGCAGCCAGCTTGGACTCGACAGCGTCGCGCTGCTTCCGCTCGACCTTCCGAGCTTCTGCGACTTCCTTGGCCTTGGATTCCTGTTCAGCTTTCTTCGCCTCGGTCTTGCGGCCCATCTCAGCCTTGACCTCGGTGACACGCTGCTTGAGCGCGTCCGAACTCTCAAAGCTCTTGAGGTCGCCGACAAGGGTTCGGATGGAGTCAGCATCGGGATCGTTGGCAACCATCTTCTCAAGATAGAAGCGGTAGCCGACCTCTTTGGCCATCTCAGCGAGAGCCGTGTTCTCTGACTCCAGATCCTTCAGCTTGAGGTCGCGTTCCGCCAGCTGCTTCTGCAGGTCGCGAATTTCGACGTCCTTGACGCGAACGACCTCAGCAGCATCCTCGGGGAGGAGATACGGACGGAGGACACCACGCAGAGCTTCCAGCACGGCTTTGGCCTTGCCGATCTCTGGGTCTTCCATCATCTCCTTCCGCAACTCATCGCGAACTGCGGCACGGACGGTCGAGAGGTTGTCGAGAATCGCCTTGGCGAAGTCGTCACGGACGTCGCGCGAGCTGGAACCCTGCTTGGCTCCCATCTCACCCTCGATGCGGCGGGCAAACTCTTGGGCCTTCGCCGCATCGCCTTCAAGGGGCGCCTTCTTGGCGACCATCTCAGCCTCGATGCGCCGAGCGAACTCAATCGCCTTCTCCTGTTCAGCGTCAGCATCGAACTCCACACCCTCGAACAGGGAGCGGCTTTCGCCCATCACTGGGTAAGCGTCTTGGTCAGCCGGGTCTGCGACGAAGTCGAAGGTGACCAGCTTGTAGTCATCCTGCACGATGTCGTTCCCGCTCTCGTTGGTCTTGACGCTGCCGAAGCCACGGCTGGAAACGCCAACGGGGACGTTCGACTTGAGGAGCGCGAGAAGGTTCTTCCCCGCCTCGGTTGGCATGATCTCGGCCTCACCAATCACGAGCCCGTCCTTGACGGAGAGGTCCGTGATGATGTGCGAGACGCGGGACAGCTTGGTCTGACCGTCGCTGGGGTGATCGATCTCACCCATGACGCGGCGTTCCTTGAGCGCCTTGCCGAGCCGCTTCAGCTCCTTCTCCCAAACGCCTTTCGGGTAGACGCGCTTGTTCTCGGTGGCGATGCCGCACTTGGCAAACTCACCTCGAACTTTGACGCGACCACCTTCGCCTCCCTCGGCAAGAGAGAGGCGCACAATGGAAACGTCGCTCAGAAGTGGCTTGGTCATGTCAGTACCGTCTCCAGCGGAAGTTGCTTCGGAAGGGGGTCCGCGCCAGCTGGCCGGATTCCTTCTTCTTCACCTTCCGTGTTTTGCGTCGAAAGGGGTTCAGGTCTCGTTTTTCAGCACCGATCAGCTCACGTCTCCCGCTGGAGTACGAGGCGCGGCGATTCCGCCATGCCTCCTCCGTCGAGGACGAGTTCAGTCGTTTCCCGAGGTGTTTTCCTCACCCTCGGCGTCGTCTTCGAGGCCCTCGTCGCCCTCTTCGGCGTTGTCCTCGTAGAGGTCAACGCAGTCGAGGATGGTCTCCATCCCCTCGGCGAAGGCAGCAGCGACGTCCTCGGCGGACTCTTCGAGCTTGCCTTCGCTCATCGCGGTGGCGATGTCGGCGAACGACTCGGCGATCTCGCTGAGTTCACCGACGAGGCTGGCGAACATGCGCTCGTCACTGGCCTCGTACTCGTCGGCCTTCACCCACTCGGTGAAGATGTTCGCGAGCTTGTCGGCGATGATGGCCGCGTTGGCGAAGGACTTGAGGGTCTCGTTGGGGTCGACCGCCTCTTGGCGCGTGCCCAAGCGGGTCGCCTTGGCGGCAACCTTCGCCATGCGGCGCTGGCCCTTGGCCGAACGGCGAATCTTGGCCTGCTTGCGAGCAGACTTCTTGCCGGAAGCCGAACGGCGCTGCTTCTTGGCGGCACGGCGGTCAGCCATCGACGTCTTCTGCTGCTTGACCTTCTTGCCGCCGCGCAAGGCGAACTTGATGCGGCCCGCCTCGTCGAGCACCTCTTCCTCGTCCTCCTTCGGAGCAGCCGGAGCTGCGACCGGAGCGGGGGCTGGAGCGGACTCACGGATGAGCCCGATCTTGCGGAAGTCTTCTTCAAGGGTGGTGACAACGATCGGGTTTCGCATCGGAACTTCTCCTCAAGGCGTCAAGTGAGACGCGCAACTGTTTTCGCCACGAAGGCACCGGCAACCTCGAATGAGGTTACTTCGGAAGCTACAGAATCGAACACCTTGGCAATCCGGTCAACAGAACCGAACTCAGCCACAGCCTCAACCACGAACTCTCGCACTTGAGACACATCAGAAAGAAGGTCTGACGCGAACGCCTCCAGAGAGGTGATCGCCTCTTCTCCGCCTTCCTGAATTGCCCGCTCGCGAACGAGGCGGATGGCATGCAATGCCGATGTCGTGCTCGCTTCGACCGCCGACAGGCGGGAAATGAGGTGGGCAACGTCGTCTTGGACGAGGGCCTTGAAGGTGTCCATCTCAGCTTTTGCGGTGGACCCGTCGTAGAGCCGCTTGAACTTCGCGGAAAGCGGAGCCGGGAGCTTGTCCTCACCGAGGAACTTCTGAACCTTGTCAGCACGCTCGCTCAACGTGGTCTTCCACAGAAGACCTTCACGACTCTCCGCAAAGGACTTCAGGATGTCTTCGTCCGTCACGGACGAAGCTTGATCCACCAACGGGGCGAGCGCCACGATTTTTTCGTTGGCTTGGTCGACGAGCCCGCGCAGGAACAGGTCAGCTGCAGCCCGCGCTTCCTGCCGGATGAACCGATGCAGGTTCTTCTCGGTCACGACCGTGAGAGCGATGTCAGTCGTCCCGGTGAAGTACACCTCACCTGACTCGCTCAAAGCATACTTGACCCGGACCAGCTCAGCCTCGCCGACGAGGGCAACGACGAAGCTTGGGAAAACTCCGAGCAGCTGGGCTGACTGTCCTGCAAAGAGATTGGAAGCTTCAGTGCGAAGGGCTGAAGTGACCCGAGCAGTCGTGTCCTGAAAAGAACCTGCCAAAAGTTGGGCAAGTTCACTCGAAGGAACAAAAGGAAGGACGCTGCGGGTCATTTGGGCCTCACGCTATCGGGGGACGGAAGGGGCGTCAAGGAACCGCGCGCTTCCGAAAGGAGTTTCAGGGCGGTTTTGCCCTGCAAGCGGAAACCTCAGCGCGCCCCTCGGGCGTTGAGATCTCGGAGCAGACCGCCAATTTCGCGCAAGCGCAACTCCAAGCCTCGGTCGGACTTCAGGATGGCGTCGAGCTTGGCGTCCATACGTTTCGATTCCTTCGGGTTGTAGCCCTCGGTCAGCTCTCGTTCGGAGAAGCCACTGTGCGTCGGGATCCCGCGACGACGAGCTGCGTCACGCGAGCTTGTAAGAGCCTTCAGCACTCGGTTCGGCTGGCGAGCCTCTGCTGGGGGACCATACGGGCCCTCTTCGGGGGGTGCTTCGCCCGGAGGAGCCTCCATCGGGGGAGGTGCAGGCATCATGATGTTCTGCGCAGCTGCTTGGTTTTCAGCGTCCTCAGCTGACTCCCCACTGCGCTGCTTCTTGATGAGGGCAATCTCGTCTTCGGACAACCCAAAGACGTTCGAGAGGATCCACTGTAGCGAGACAAAGTCGCGCATGCGTGCCGCAAGGTCCGCTTTGGCCGTTCGGACTTCCATCTGAGCCAGCTCAAAAATGGCCGACGGCACCGTCATGTTGATGTCGTAGTCGACAGCGTAGGGGTCGAGGCCCAGCGCCGACAGATGGACACGGGCGACCTTCCGGAGCCCATTCTTCAGCTCCCGCTGGATACGCAGAACGGTCCGAGCAAAGCGGACGTCCTCACTGGACAGGACCGCCCGAGCTACGCCGGATTCCTGCCCGAGGTACGCCTTTGGCACCTTGATGGCCGAAAACAGCTTGTCTCGGAAGTACTCGATGTCGTCCATCGCCTGCCACTGCGGAGCGCCGAGGGTCTCGATGCGAGTGGAGTCCACCCCCTTCCGGGTGGGCACGAAGAAGTCCTCGTCCTGCGACAGAGCGTCGAACTTCAGATTCAGCTTGCCGGTGCCCGGGTCCACGAACCGCTTCTTCCGGAAGTTCTGGCGGACCCGGTTCACGAATGCGAGGGCCTCTTGGGGTGGAAGGTCGCCGACGTCGACATAGAAGGCGAACCGCTCAGGGGCCCGCTGGAGGCGGTACACGAGTGCCGCGTCTTCCAGCAGCATGAGCCGTTTCCAGATCCACCGAGCGGCCTCCAAGGCGCTGTGGCCGTAGACCGACCGGCGTTCCTTCCCGCGCAGGCGGAAATGGACCACCTCCCAGCTCTCAAACGCAGCCACTGGCTGACTCGTGGGGTCCGGGCTCACCGACATGTCGAACTTCGCAGACAAAGACCGCTGGAAGTCGTTGTTGGTGAAGTCGAAGCGCCCCTTGAAGTCCTGCATGAAGCCGATCAGGTCACCCTTCGGGGTCTCAAGGCGTCGGACCGTCGGCGGAGGCAAGTAGTTGATGCCTCGCACGCCGTCAGCATTGACGAGAAGCTCCTCGTAGTCGTTCCCGTATTTGCAGAGGGTGCGTGCAATTTCCCAGATCTCTTCGTCCATGCGAAGTGTTCGATTGAACAAGTCATCGAGGTTGTTCTGAAGCGTTTTGTCGGACGACGTGATCCAGATGGTCCGGTGCAGCACGGAGTCAGGTTGGGTCGCATCGTCCGCGAGGATGTCGAGGGCAGTGTTGTGGACGAACACCCCTCCGGACACGAGGAAGTTGCGGTACTTCGGGACTTCGATGTCGAAGACGTCGTCAAACCCATCGGGTTCCACAGAGACCACAACGTGGTTCGAGTACGCCTCTTCACCGAGGTGGATGCTCTGGAGGCTTGTCCCGATCAGCTGAGTCGAGAGCCCGTAGTGGAGCACCCGTCGCATAAGCGTGGAGTCGCTGACCTTGAGTGAACGCGCTGCTGCCGAGAGGGAGGTCGACGTGCGGAGAGCATTCTCGACGATGTCCTTGGCAAGAGGTAGGGTTCGCCCCGCTGCAATCGCCTGACGGTGGGCCTCGGACAGAACGCCCTTCGGACTCGGGTTCGTGGAGTGATTGACGGCGAGGTCTTCGACCTTCGTCCGACGTTGAGCGGCGGACCACCGTGCAGCCTCAACCGGATCAGCCCAACGTGTCTTGGCAACTTTGGAGATCTTCGCTCGGACGGCAGGAGTCTGGGTTGGAGCGTGTTCGCGCGCGTGGTCCGCTCGTCGAACGATCTGTAGATTGCTCGGCTCGTTGTTGAGCTTGTTCTCGTCGAGGTGATGCACGACGTCATCGTTGCCGATGGCGTTGCCTTCGTTGAGGATCTCTCGGCAGACCATGCGATGCAGGTAGTCGTACTGCGACTTTCCAGAGCGCGTGTTGAAGAGGTCACGCACCTGCGCGTAGCCTCCTGCGGTTTTTGCGAAGCCTGCTGCCATCAGGCGCGTTCCCGGCGTCAGCTGCGCCACGGTCCGGTAGGTGCCGTCGCGAAGCATGAAGGGGTGGTTGGCGGTTGCACGCACGGACCACCGCTTCTTCGGCTCGTTCGGCTGTGATCGATACTCGTCAAAGGTCACTTTGAAGACCGGAGACTGTTTGCCGCTCAGAACAGGCCCGCGCATTTCGACAGGGACGACGCGGCGTCCCTCAAGATCAACAGCAAGGGTGAAGAACTTCTTCGCGGGGTCGGCGGAGCGCGCGGCGATCAGGTCAGCCACGGTGACGTAGTCGACGCCGTAGGGACCATCCCCCAGCACCCCAACCTCAGAGTTCCCTGTAAGACAAGCTATTTCTCCATAGTCGTCCATCTCCTCGTAGTCCGCGAACCGAAGCAAGAGGTCAGTGTCGAGGCGAAGATAGTCGGTGAGGGCGTCGTAGCCCACGCCCGACATCAGGTCGATGGCTGTGGCGTCGCCACCGCCCAACTCGCCCGTCGCACCCTTCGCGAGCTGAGTGTTCGCGTGGTCCTTGTCGCGGCTGAACGCTGCGGAAATTCGCTTGGCGACGTTGTCGGCGAATCCCATCAGCCCCTGCCTTTCATCGTCGCTCGAAACGCACTGGAAAACTCAGAGGGCTGTCTCTTCAGAGCGGCTGCAACCCGGTCGGCAATCGTCCCTGAAAGAGAGTCAATACGCCAGAAGTCAGCGGGACGCATCCCTTGCTGTTCCAAGGACTCGCAGTAGGCGTCAGCCAGCACGATGGCGAGGTCCGTGAGCACCTGTTCAACGGGGAAAGATGCCGCCGTATAGACCGCCTGCTCGTTTTGAGCCTTCGTCGGGCGAATCAGAATAAGACCTTCGTCGCCACTTCCGAGGCGTTCTGCGAGGGTCAAAGATTCAAGCTCCTTGCGGAGGAGGTCGACCTTGGTGCTCATCAGCGACCTCCACCCATATTGCTGCCTCTGAAGAAGGGCAGCGGTTCCCAGCGTTCGGTGCCTGTGCCTGCGGGTCCGCCACCAACCTGTCCTTGGTACTGGTCCGTCATCCAAGAGTCTCCCCCTGTAGCGGATTGGCGAAGAATCGGAAGCGGGGTCGTGAGCTGCTGCTGCCCCAGCGTCCACAGCACACCAGCGAGGGCGTCCGCGCAGTCCTTGGAACCCCGGACCGGGTGATCGATCTTTCG